CGGAACTCCATTATTTCTTGCACCGCCGCCCCCGCCGCCAGCATAAGTTACAGAGTTAAACGTAGAGGCAGTACCACCATCTGAACCAACAGTTTGAACTACTGTATTTGCAACACCAGCGGACGCTGAACCGCCACCGCCAGTACCAAAATTACTTTGCTCAGGGGAAGATTGTGCGCCACCATTAAAACCTTCTACTGGAGAATAAGAACCTGCGTTACCAGTACCAGGTGCTGCACCCCCAGCGTGCGCTGCGCCACCACCTGAACCCCCAGAATTTCCACTTGAATTTGAATTGCCAGCCGCCGATCCTCCTGCACCGCCACCTGATGAACTGTTTGTAGAAAATGTTGAAGTGCTACCATTAGAACCTTTAGTTTGGTTGCTACCAGCAGAACCACCAGCACCAATGGTGCAAGTGTAATTTGTGCTTAAAGATAATGCTTGTGTTACGAACGAAAACCTCCCGCTCCCGCTCCCCCTCCAATATCGCCCCCGCCCCCGCCCCCACCAGCGACAACAATGTAATCAACCGCAAAAGGAGCTTTACCTCCTTGTGACAAAATTCCTAGAATATTCATTAAAATTATTCTGCTAATCTGCCGATAACATACCAACTGTTTGTATCTACTTTAACGCAAGATGCTGCACCAAAAGTTTGTGTAATGGTTGGACTTGTAGAGATCGCAGCACTTGACGCAATTGTTACGCCTGCGCCCTGTACGATACTTACTGTTCCCGCCGATCCAATTTTAATTAAGTTAATAACTGATCCGGTTGTCATAGCAACTGAGCTCTCTGGTGGAATAGTGACAGTAGTAGTGCCCGTATTTGAATATGTAATTAATTTATTGTCTGCATCTGCTAAAACAAAAGTATCTGATGTTGTAGTAACAGCTCTGACAGTCAAATTGGCTATGCTGTTCATCTGAGCTGCAGTCAAAACTTGACCGGTACTAAAGGTTGCCATCTAATATCTCCTAATAACTTAAAATGTCTTCATCAAGTAATCCATCAACGGCTGAGTCTAGCAAAAAACCAACCGCAAAGGGCTGAGCACAGGAAAAAGTGACAAGAAAAGATTTTGGTGTTATCTGGTATTGCACGCCGGCTATCAAGCTATCACTGATTACATTGCCAGCGGGTAAGGTTTGGGTGACCTCAATTGGGCTAAAGATGTCAAGCTCTAAAGCTGCAGTCACTCTGGCAGGGTCATCAGTACCATAAGCATCAATGGTTAAAGAATTGAGTTGAATATTTACACCTTGCTCTTTACGTGAGGCAATAATCATCTGAGCCTGATTTAACGCATCTGCCTCAGTTGTCATAAGGCCTGTTCTAACTCGGCTATGTTGGAAATAATCATCAATGCTGGCAGTATCGCTAGCAGTCTGCCCAGTAAGTCCGGCAGGGGTAACAGTCACTTTGTTGATCATTTGATAATCAGAAATGTCAAACTCAACTTGTTGGTAAGTAATATCCCCAGACCCATTCACATCTGAGAATTGAGTTAAAGCTGCCCCTGAAGCGGTAATAATGTCAGCCCTAGACATAAACTTAACAAAGCCTCTTTGGTCAATGTAAAGAGCTCCGGTTTCTGTTTGCTCAATCTCTTGAAGAGAAGCAAGCAAAGATCTGGAAAGCCCGGAATCAGCTTGTACCAAAGTAGTGCTAGTAGTAGAGATTTGTCTCATACCGCCTGGCCATTCACCTGCATCTAACAAACTTGTAATACGTTGTGCGCACGTTTGTCCGGCAGTGCCACCTGATACTGTGGTCAAAGTTGTCAGGTTTAAAAGCTGAAAGCCATCAACACAATTTAAAGTTACGTAAGCAGGGTCAAAGCCTGTTGGACTTTGGTAATTCCACTCTTGAACATAAAAAGACCCTAAGTTGTAGTTTATACTGTTAAACGTTGCAGTCATGCGGATCTTACGCATTGGTTTGATTTTGCCAAACAAAGGTGATGACGTGTTGGCTGGGTTAAATTGACCTGTTTGATCAACAAATACAATCTTGGCAGTGCCACCTATGAATGAGTCAGATGATCTGTTAAAAGCTCTTCGGATATAACACTCTGTTACAAAATCGGTTATATCTACAACATCAGCGGCAGCTGTACCTAATACAGCAATATCTAGTGGCGTACTTGGGTCATCCAAAACAAGAGCGGGGTCAAAACTAGCTCCGTTGCTAAAGTCAATCTCTGCCCTAAAAATTGCGGCTGGCATTATCTACCTAAGTTTGCCAGTTGTGTAACCGCCCCAGTGCGGTTGAGGTTATACAAAACATCTTGGATGACTGATTGCAATTGTCCTTCAGAGATCACAGAGCCGGCAACATTGACAGTAACTCTGTTGCCCATTCCGCCCATGCGGTCTAGTGGTATTACAGCCTCAGCCCCAGCCTCACCAATCAAAGCATTTGTTGGTCTAGTGACAATGCCGCCCTCAGCCAGAGGCACGCGGTTTGTTGAAAGAATTTTAGACATGAGGTCGTTATAAATTTCATTCACTCTTGTCACGCTAGATGCAGCTGTAGACCTTGCTTGTTCTAGAGTTGCAGGTTGTTCAACCGGCGAAGTTACGGGTGCTTGGCTAACAACAAAGCCACGCATTTTAGCAAGTTCAGCATTAGCATCAAATAACTTTTTCAAATAAAGATCTACTGCCAAATTTGTCATACCCCAGGTTTTAGCTAAATTATCAATCTCGGCAGAGGTAATTTTGCCATCTTCAATTACCTTTAAAACATCTGCATACTTTTGAGCCTCGTTCACAGCGGCTTGTGTACCATCTGCAAGCTTTTGCAATATCTTGACTCTTAACTCATCCTCACCTGTTAATTTTCTAGTTAAAGCGGCCTGTAGGTTAATCTTTTCTAAATCAAACATACCTTCAATTTTAGTTTTTTGTTTTGCTAAGGCAGCCTGCGCTGTTTGCTCTTTAGTTTGTGCCTTTTGTCTTGCAAGAATGTCAGCTTGTAATTTTTTAGCCATCTCTTCTTGTGTAAGTTTTTTCTTTCCAAATTTTACTTGTAACTCAAGGGCATCAATACCAAACTGCGATAGACCTAAATAACCCTTTTCTTGTAGGTATTGTCTTTGTCTTACCTTAAAACCCTCTTCACCGAGCTCCTTAAAACTAGTAACTAAAGCTTTAAATACACCCTCTTCACTTAATACTTTACCAAAACCTACAAAAGTGTCACTTACTTTTGATGCAATTCCTTCTAAAGCTATGCCAAAGTTTTTTAGATCACCTGTGCCAGTTACGATGTATGAGGATGCTACTAAGAACCCGGTGCCTAGTTTTTCTGTGGCTGTGCCTGCACTAATTTTAAAAGCCTCTAATTGACCTGCAAAAGTTTTCGTTGAAGCTTCGGCTGCTCCATTATATTTATCTAAGTTGAGCAGTATTTTTTCAAAGCCCATTGCTTGTGCTTCGGCTGCAGTAAAGCCAAGTCCTAAACCACCTATAGCCTTATTGTTACCTACAGCGGCCTTTGTGAGTGCATCTAAAACTGAACCTAAATCTGCGCCGGTGCCAGCTGAAACATCTAAAGCTTTTTGTAATAAAAACTGAGAGCTGTCAAGATCACCGGTTTGCGCAACTAATTGCCTTAAGGCCGGTATTAAGACCTCATTAGTAACGTTTGTAACCCTTTGTAAACCATCAAGGAAATCCTTTACATTAGGAAGAAGACCCTCGGCTCCAATAGATTGTAAAGTAAGGCGTAGCTGTTTATCTAATTTTTCCTGAGCTAAGGCAGCTTGTATAGAGTTTTTACCAAGTGAAGCCAAGGCAAAGCCGGCAGCAACGGCACCGGCATAAAGTCCAGCTTTTAAGGCGCGTTTGCTTTTGGCTACAGTTTTGTCAAAACCTTGTAGCTCTTTCGTAGCTCTTTCTAAACCTTTTTTGTCGAACTTGGTTAAGAAGTTGACTACTACATTCTGACTTAGTGCCACAATTAACCCTTAAAATTCTTGCCCAGATATTTTTTTAACACTGTCACAAGGTTAGCATTGACTTGACCACCTAATTGATATGAAGCCCTGTAAATCAATCTTTTCTCAGTAGCTCCACCCTTTTGATTGACCTTTGCTATAAATCCATCACTTGCATTTTTATTGCGGCTAACTCTTCGGGTCTTGCCTCTGCTCCTAGCAGTACCAAAACCTGCAAGCTCATAAATAATACCTGGCACCGATTTGTTGACTACGGCTAAAGCTGTAACACCAAAGGTTGTGCCTTTAATTCTTTGCACCTTTGTTTTTGCTGTAGTTACTTGAATGCCAGCCTTGACATCAGCTTGAGACCATTGCCATCTTGATTGTCTGCCTTCACCATAAGTTCGGCCTCTGTGTTGCCTGTCGTAAGCCCAGCCCCAGTTTGTAGGATAGTACGGCTTAGTCTCTCGCCATCCTGGAAAGACTTGAGCAGGGACAAAACTCTCAGCTAGTTTTTCAACAGGTTTAACTTGTTTTTTTAATTCTTTTCTAAATTGTTTTTGTAGCTCTGGCTCAGTCTTTTTTAAGGTAGCCAAAATTTTGTCAAGATCTGCTACATAAACAGCGGTTAAGGCTCTATCAGCTTGCACCATTATTTACGCCTCACTGTCTTGTTGGTTGCAGCTCTCTCTTGCAAGATTGCTTTCATTGCTAAATAGATCGCTGGATCAACCTCTAAAAGATCTTTTGGGCTGATTCCGGTTGCGATCGCCATGGTTGCGACCTCCCAGATTTGTCCATGACGATCTAGCCATTTTTTGGTTCAAACAATAAATCAACATCTACGTATTGATTTATGTAGTCATCACCATAAGCTAAATCTGTCTTGCCTTCGGCTTTCTCAAGGTGCCATGCAAGCCACCAGAGATCACTCTCCATTTGTAGCTCTGCCAGCCTCTTACGCCATCCTGTCTTAAACTCAGCCTCAAAGGCTACTTTGACAGATGGCGTAAGATCGTAAGTTACTGTCTTGCCGTCTTTCTTTGTTATCTCAATCTTGTGCATGTCCCCTGCTTTCTTATTACGCGCTTGTGGATTTTGTCAATGCTGTTACCGGAAAGGTGACGCTGGCCGTTGAGGCCTCGCCGCCGGTTGAGCCATTGATCGGTGTCCAGTTAGTAATTAAACAAGACATTGTGTAGCTTGGATTTGTTGCGCTTACTGTACCTGAGACCGGGATAAACTTAAGATTAAGTTTTGTACCAATTGCATCCTCAAATATAGAGTTTACTGATCCTGCAGCGAAGTCATTGAAAAGTTCCAAAGTTACATTTGAAATTTCAACTCCGCCAATCATATTTTGTATTGTGTCATTCATTGCAGTAATAGTTACAGCTTCAACCTCGCGGTTTAAACTGACTGTACTTACAAAAGAGGTGATTGTTGTAGTTCCAGCCACAACAGCTACCTTGTTACCCATGAATATGGCCATGTTTTTCCTCTCGTTAGCCTATCAATTCCACTGCGTATTGATAACTTAGGTAATCAATACTAGCGGATGTTATTGTGCCCGGTGATGCAGACACAACTCTCAATGTTTGCAATGCACCGCCTAGTGTTACATCAGCCTCAATAGCTTGCTTAATTGAGGTTGAACCGGATGAGCTAAGTAACCCATCCAATCTTTCTTGTCCATCTCTTTCACTCATTCTGCCAACCATCACAATAATGTTGCAGGTAGCAAAATCAAAACCTCTGTTTAAGGTGTAGTCATAATTCATTGACAGTTGACCTACAACCGCAAAAGCGTTGTTTGTGGGTACATTTGTAGAGTCCGGGACATAATCCATGACACGCAACCCTGTAATGGCTTGTAAAGCTGTTTTAAGACGTGTCCTTACTGTACTTGGTACCATCTTATGCAATAGCAATCTTTTGATAAGCCCTAACCATTTGTGATACATCTCTGCCAACCGGTGACATTCTGATAACTCCTAGATCTCCAAGGCCTAAGACTCCACCTGGTGCATCTTTACGTTTGTACAAATCAGCTGTAAGAATTAGACAAGCAACGTTTACATCTGATGGTACAGATGGCCAGCCAAACCTAGCTGTCACCTGAACGCCAGGCCTTAAACCATTCTGTGTTAACCCTGGGAATATAGGCCATGACTCTGTATTAGATACCATTGTCAATTGTGTAAAGGGTCTTCCTAAAGCTGCAGCTGTTAGTGGATCCATAATAAAATCTGTGTTTAAAGTTAGTGTTTTTGTGTAGGTGCCATTGCCGGCTTCATCTACTTTTACAACCAAACCATTTGTACTGCTAATGTCATCTGTGTAAACAAAAATGTCTGAGTAGGCTCTGTAAAGCCTTGTGGTTGCTGCCGTATCGGCAAAAAATCGGCGGTTAGCAATCTTATCAATAGATCTTGATGCAGACTCTACAAGAGTCTCAAGTAAGCTGTCATCTGTTGTATCTGAGATTGACAGATACGCCTTGATCCCGGCCAGTGTTGCATATCCGTTTGTTATAGCCATGGTTGGTATCCAAAACCTAAAGTGCTCTGGGACATTAAGCAAACTCCATTTCTTAAATACCAACCATGAACGGGATCTAAGCCCCCTGGAAGGGTAGGGGGCTTAGAAGCTTAGATTAGAACGTTGGTGTTGCTAATCCGGTTCCGTTGATTTGTGCAATTGCTTTTGAGTAACGCTCACCTGTAAAGGCTGACATTCCAAACAAAACAATGTTGATTGCAACTTTGCCGGTTGGTTCCTCAAAGGTTACATAGGTAGGGGCTGCTGCCTCTTCCCATAGGTGACACTCATTTAGATCTACAACAAAGATTGTGTCTTGATTTGTACCAGTACCCTTTGTTGTGGAAATGTTAGCATCAACAATAATTGGCAAGCCAAGAATTGAATAGCCGGTCTGTCCATAAGTAGGTGTGCCATTACCAACACCAATTGCATTAACTGGGTTGTAAGCGCTTGGTACTACCAATGGGCGATTTTGTGAATCTACTCCAGCCAGGAAGAATCCTAGGCGGCGTGGGTGCATGATGATCGCGTTTGGATTTACAAAGATGTTGCTTTGTACATCGGAGATTGCCTGTGCAAGCTTTGGATACAAACCTGCAACTGTTCCAGTTGTAGCTGTGTATGTAATCAAGATACCGGATGTCATAGTGGCCAAACCTAGAGGCTGACCATCGGCTCCTGAACCATTCAAGATAGCATCATCAAGTTTGGTGTGGTAGGCGCGGATTAAGTCTCCTAAAACAATGCCTTCAATGTTGTATCCGCGTAGAAGTGCTTGCTTTGATACTGATTGTTGTCCGGCGATTGTATTTACATTAACTGTCAGCGTGGTATCTGCCATGTCTTGAGATACTGCGGCTGTGTTTTGTGATGTTTGGTAAGCGACTGTAGTACCAGTAGCGATCTTTGAGATTACTACTGACATACCTTGAGCTGGCAAAACATGTTTGCGTGCTGCATCAGCGAATGGCCGACCGGCACGTGCTAAAGGCGCGTAAAGGTCAACCAAGTATTGTGGTACTACAAGACCTGCAAAGGAAGATGTGCTAACTGCACGCTTCTCAATCGCCATCTCTCTTTGGTGACGTTGAATGCGCTCTGTAGCATCACCATCTGTTTTAAATTGCGCTTTTAGCGCATCTGTTAGGAAATCGTTACTGCTGCGGGCTGAGTAAGTAAGTTCTTCACTTACAACACTGAAACCGCCTGCGCGTGACTCTTTCTTTGTATCCACTGTTGCATCTACCTTGGCAGCTAGATCAGTTGCCTTTTGGTTGCGGATTTCAATATCTGACATCTGCTCAATTCTCTCATCAAGTTTTTTGATCTCTAGGTTTAATGCCTCTACGTTGGCAAGTTCTACCTCAGACAGATCGCGTGCCTCTTCGGCAGCGCGGTCAAGTGTTGATGTGATAAGAGCAGTCTTTGATTCACGCTTCTCACGTAGAGAAGCTAGGAATGCGTTTGACATGTTTCTCCTATAATTTGTTGGATTGGGTGAGAAGGTGCAACGCGCTGCTAAACAGGGTTGGGTGTTCTACAGTTTATATTATATCTCTTTAATTAAGTTTTGTAATAATTGCAAGGCTTTGTTATATCTTGGTGTGTCATCATCTTCGTCTTCATAATCTTCTCTGTTTTCGTTTGCAATGTTTTCAGCCCAGGATTTACCAGCATCCCCGCCCCATAATGCCCACGCTATACGGCCGTTAGATGGGTAGCCTTCTTCTCCAGGTCTAAAACCTTCAGCTTGTTTATCTACCTCATGTCTTGCAAAAAAAGATACCATTCGGTTGACTGTGTCTAAAGGTAGGTCTTTGCCACCTGCAATATCTCTAGCTCTAGCAATACCTATCTCTGTGCCACCCCTGCCAAACTCTCTACGCCAATCAAGTCCTCTTTGTGCCTCTGTCCTCATTGCATCTGTAGGTGTGAAGCTTTCCGCTCTATTCTCATTTTGTAGTGCCCATCTGTTGCAATAATAATTTGCCTGTACGTTTGCATCCCACAAACTACAATAACCTTCTTGATAAAAGTAGCAGTTTGCACAATTCCGACCTTCTGGGACATCTTCGCTTGTGGCAGGTCTGTAATTTTGTGGCAACTCTCTAGTGCCAAACTCTGCAATGTTAATAGCTGTTAATTGCTCTTGAGCTTGAGCCTCTGTTTTATGACAGCCTAAGACCTCGCGGTTATCATCTTTAATGACTGCAAAGCCATCACAGTCTGGATGATCACTTACTATGCTGTATGGCATTTAAAATCTTCTTTGCTTCATCAAGTCTAGGTGTCAATAAAGGTGCACCTTGTCTTACGCCAGAAACCGCGGCTGCATCACCATAGGCTCCAAATGTTACAAGTGAGACCTCGGCTAGATGCGCCTTCAGTCTTTCCATAACGCCATCTGATCGTTTGCGGTTTTTGATTGGCATAAATCCAATACTTAATTGATCAAGTGCGCCATCTTTGACAAGCTCTAAGGCTTCATCACCTTCTCTTGTCTTAGAGATCCTAAACTCTGCATAAAGGCCTTCATCTGTTTCTTTTAATAATGTTGCTCTGCCTAAGACGTTATTTTCACCATGGCCACGTAACAGTTTGACTCTATGCGGTGCACGCAGTACATCTGCAAAAACACCTTTACGAAATACCTCAGTCATTGTGCTACTGATGCGTTGCTCTTTGTTGTAAGGCACTGCCATCCCGTAAATAGTCCGGCCATCACCATTGGCAAGGCGAAGTTCAAACTCAACTGTGTATTGTCTGTTTTCTATATCATTCTGCATCTTGGGTTTCCTCTATTGCCTCGGCGGTTGTAGCAAGTTCATTATCATTATCGCCCTCTTCATAATCCATTGCCTCAAGATTTTCTCTATCTCTTACTTCATCAACAGATAAGAAGCCATTTGTAATGCCTACAGCGTAAGAATTGTATCGACTTGTGGTATCTGTCTTAAGCATTGAGTCATATTTAAACTTTGCAGTTTGTCCTCTGACTAAGAGATCTGAGAAGGCTGCCTCTATGCGTTCGGCTATTGGTTGGATTGAGAATTTAATAAGCTGTAAGTTTTCCTCTTCAACATTTGAGTATGTGCGGCTTGCATTAGGGGCACCAAGGTAATAAGGAGGCAATCCTAAAATGTTTGCAGCCTCAGTAAGACCAGCCGTTTGTGCCTCAACTAATTGACTCTCAGCTGCATTGCTACTTAACACTTCAAAGTCGGTTGATGCGTTCATAACTACTGGGGATCTATTGCGTGATGAGTACATTGACATCCAGGCAGACTTTAGAGCTTGTGCCTCTTCGCTTGTAAGATCTGGGTTTGATGACTTAATGACGGCTGTAGGATTTACACCGCCATCAAAGTATCTAGCAGCATATTCATTGATTGCAATTTCTTTACCAAGCGATTGCTTTGCTACGGCTAAGATACCTCTGCCTACAATGTCACCCGGCATAGTAAAGTTTTTAATGTGAAAGATCTCAGATCTGTCATACTCTTTGTCATCAATTCTGTAAACTAGACGACCTTTATCTCTTGCAACTTGCACGCGATCAGGTGCAATAGGATAAAGACTTTCTGCATAACCATTGGCACCGGGTTCACCTAAGACTGCGATGTAATTACCATCCATAATCAACCCAACCGCCATGGCTGCAATTGTTTCCATGCGTGTCTCAACAGGGTTTGGTCTTGCCAAGATTGTAGGTGTTGGTGTTACCTCTCTACCATTGCGATATGCACACAAATCTAACGCGCCAATAGCATCAGCTATCAAAGTAATACCGCGATAAATTGCAGGTATGCCTAAAGCTGTGTTTCTATCTACGTATGTGCCGGCAAAATTACCTTCAAAGAATCTACCGACTCTGCCAAGTGAATCTACATAGCCGCTAGATGTGTACACCATGTTTGGCTGTATTTGTCTCTTGAGCAGTTTGCCTAGCATTACTTACCTCTAACTTCCAGGGCTATACCAAAAATAATTAAAAATGCACCGCCCAAGATTACCCCAAAAACATAACTTAGTGATGCAACACCTAAGACTAGCAGTAAAGCCCCTGAGACTTGCAGAATGGTTGCTAAGTATTTCATTAGTACATCTTACTCCTTACTACGGGTCTTTCTTCGGTTTTGGTAACTACTCCATAGCGTGCCAACGTAATTGCTACAAGTGGCGTGATGTTTGTTGTGCTTTGTCTATTCCAAGCCCATGAGTCTCCTAGTGGTCTCTTTGTAGATCCTATGATTGCAGCTCTTAGGTTTGGGTCATCTATATGGCAAACTGTCTTAGCTTGTACAGCATCATAGAAAGATCCACAAGCTCTTGCATAATCTCGCAGGTGTATAGCCATTACACCAATCTCTTGCTTTTGCAGCTCTGCAATCAATGAAGCGGCAGGTGAGCCGGTGTCAATGACTACCTTAGTCTTGTACTTTTTACAGAGCTCCACAAGCTTTGGCAATACCCATGATGTGCCCTCTTTACATTCAATGAGCTCTACAGGTGTGTAATCTCTAACCATGCCTGAGACTGCAATAGAGGCGCGATCTCTTTCCCTTGATATATCAACACCAAAGACCACCTGTTCACCAAGTATTACATCAGTCCTAGCAAGTGAATCCCACAGCTCTGTATTGATAACTTGTACAGCATCCCTAGATGGCCAGACATTCAACCATTCTTTAGTAAAAATCTCAGGGCTGTTTGTTTGTGAGGCCTCTTTGACAGCTTCAAGTAATACACCCTTTTCTTCATGCAAGCTAGGGATTGCTTCATACCACACTGATTGATCCATGTAGTCAAAGTCATCACTTAAAGGTGACCATTCAAACCAAGCAAGTTTGTTTGTAGGCTCTGCAATCTCTCGGTGTCCTAATTCTCTGTAATGCTCTAGTAATTCTGACTGCCCTGGTCTGCCTGCATTAGACATGATCCACAACTGACCATTGCGTTTAGTAGCTAAGGTTGGTTGCAAGTTTGCAATTAAAGATAATGGATGTGTCAATGCTTCATCAATCACCATTAGATTTAAACTCAATCCACGTGCACCCTTGTCATTGGGTGTGACAATGCCATAGGTAGATCCGTTGCGCATGTATATCTTCTCATTACCATTTGTCTTAGATACTCTAGCAATACGTTTAGAGAATTGCGGTGAGAGCATAAAGCTATGTAGATGCTCTTCCCATTTGACCTTTGCCATGTTGCGGTCTTGAGCTGTATAAGCAACATGTCTTTTTGGTTGTAACAATTCAAAGGCTATACGTGTCTCAATCAATTTAGACTTACCTGATTGCCTAGATACTTGAGCCGCTACAGTGCGGTACTTGTACATGCCATTCTTGTACTTCTCTAAACCAACATCACAAACATACTTTTGCCACTCAAACAAAGAGAAGCCTAAGAGCTCTGCAACAATAGCCATCTTGTCACCATCAGTCTCACACTTGTCTTCTCTAGCTGATGCCCACCTTGGTGGACACTTACTTAAAAAGGTCATCAGTCTCTGGTAACCCGCAATAAGTCCAGATCTCTCTTAGCTCTCTTGATATAGATGGGATGGTATGGGTGTTATCGCCTGTCTTCTCAATTAAATCCCAAGCTGTAGCTAAGCCTCTTAAAGCTGTCTGTGTGACACCATCAATATCATTACGCCCTTTTAAAGCCGCGGTCATTGCAGCTGTATGTCTGCCAATTGGCGGTCTACCACTTACGGCTGTTTTTGACGGCTTTTCTTTTTTCGTTACCATAAATCGCTCCCTTCGAATAGTTGCAATGTGCACACGCCGGCCTTAGAGTACCAACCCAA